ATTAGTACCAATTATTCTTTTGCCAAAACTTCCATGCTTTACATGGGGTTCCATAGCGATATGATATATAATCCAATCCTCGGTCAATCTGCTCGACAGGGTTTGTGTCGGGCGAAAGACCTAGAATCTGTGGTATCCCACCAGCATGCATTCTCTCACCCTTTTGATATACGGGTTCTTTGTTGTATGCTTGGTGTCTCCAATTGGATTCTTTAGTCCATAACTTATCTAAACATAGCCATTGATTATGATGCCATGCAAGCAGTGAATCTCTAGCATAGGCCTTGCTATCAGCAATACTCCATACGTGTGGCTTTACTGATGTCTCTACTTCTGTAATTCCAAAGAGAGAGAATGTAAATATAAACAGTAAGAACAGTAGCCTTTTCATTCATCGTCCTCCCACATTCTATCAGGTAGTCCAGTATCATTTTCATCTATGTCTTCATTGTTTTCATAAGGTTGATACGCATACTCATCGCCAAATAAATATCTTGGCTCACTCATATATTTAGCCCCCTATCTTTGATTGTTTTCCTAACTCGTCTGGCAAAGTTAACCTTCATCCTATTGTAGGCATTCTTGTTAACCTTGCCAAGTATAGCAATTCTTTCCCCGGGCATTGTACCGCCGTATATGCCAAACATCACCTGAGGAAAGCCACGTAAGCCTAGTTGCAGACAGTTATCTTTGGCAGGGCAGTTCTTACATACTGCCAATGCCGAGATAGCCTTGTCTACTTCTGCATTGTACCTACGTCTTTGGTCTTTAGTATTTCTCCATACCTCTCCCTCGGCTTGCTCTACCTCACCAGCAAACCATAAATCAGGGTCATCGTGGTTGGCGCATAGACCATTACTCACATCTAGTTCTAAATCTTTCTCTAGGTATGTGAATACGTTGCGATAATTACTCAGTAAGTAGTTCTCGCTTTTCATCAGTTATGCAATCCATGTGACCAGCATATCGCTTGGAATGCTAGGTTCAACTCCACAATCATTTCATTTATCTCTTTCTCATCCTTATTGCCCAAATCACTCCTTCTGATTTTGGCTTCCCATATTACATTCTCTTTTAACTTTGTCATTACCTATCCCCTTCTGTTATGCAGTCTAGTACGTATTCGAATTCAGGGCGACTTGCTTCAGGTGGAATATCATATCCATCTGAAAACCAAGTATAGCCTATGTCGGAGTCCCATTGCAACTTGCCTGAGTACTTGTTGACCCCATCATTTAGTATTATATGTTTAGTCCATCCAGTAGAGGTTATGCCAGTACACGAAATCATGTACTTATCCATAATCTCCTTGATAGTTACTTCAGCCGTCAAGCCTTACCCCCATGTCTATTAGTTTTTGCTCTATTGTCATACTTGTGGTGTCATAACTATCAGCACCTATTCCATCTTTGCCTTCTCGCCATAGAGTTTTACCCCTGTATGTAATTATTGAATTATCTCCGTACAGGCTCATTAACAATGCGGCTGCAGCGAAATCAGATACTTCTGCTATTACGCTACCATCAGGGTGATGTACTTTTACCTTCATATCCTATCCTATCTGCCGTATTATACGGCGTATAATTGTTGGAGTAGTAATCTTGCACGAGCAATTATAGCGTCATCTCTCTCGTCTGTCAAATTGGCAATAGAGATTAACTCTATAATTACTTTTCTGACTTCTTCCCTAGAAGCCAAAGTCATACTGTCCATTGTATACCCCTTTCGTTTGTTTGTGTTGGTCATACTCCCAACTATCTTTCTCAGGAGACCAGCATAGGCAACTATCATTGACTATCATGGTACACTCAAAGCATGAGCCACAGTTGTGGCAATAGTAGGGATTATATGCTGTATTGACTGGCTCGCCACATGTGTAGCAGGCTTCGTCATCACCTTCTAGCATGCTGGCATAATCGGTTTTTTCGCTGTATTGCGACCATATCTTTGACCATGCATTTTCCTTGTATGAGTCATTAGACCACCAGTTGCCATCATTATCCCAATGACCTAAGTCCTCGTTGATGATATAGCAGTCATACTCAGCACTAGGGTCTAAGGTAAATACTGCAATCTTGCTACCACTAGCCCAGCCCTCTATCATGCTGTACAAGTTAGCATTATCTAGGGCAGTAATACCACCCATAGAAGGCAGGATGTCGTCAGCAAAGATACGAGTATCACTACGCTTATCATTAGGCTCGATATGCACAGGCAATATACCATTGTGTGCTAAGTATGATAAATCACTACCACCTATCTTGAATGGATGGCAGTTATCCTCATTCTTAACACCATGTGTAGCATATCTAGCATGATACATGGCATAACTATTTGGGTATTTCTTGCGTACTTCTAAGAACTCCTTGATTACTTTCTTAGATGACATACCCCTACCAGTAATAATTTTATTACCAGCAATTACCGCATAGCCAAAGCCATGTGGATTATTACAAGAAGCACATTCTAAGTCCTTCTTGCGTGGTGTGCTATTTGGAGATGAGACTACTAATAGGCACATGTTCACTCCTTTCTATCCTTGATATAACTTCTGAATGTAATCGTATTCTTTCTACAAGTGATGGGTATAAGTCAGACTTACTCTCAATATACTCTCTGAATCTCAGCGTAGACAGAGCATCACTTCTAACTTCTTGGATACTCATAACTCTGGTGTACTCAACGCTGGCATGCGCCAAGTCAACAGCAGACTTTATGAATCTCGGATTTAGACTACCTCTAAAGATTCTCATCTCTAGCGTATTTCTATTGTTGGTATTGACAGCAGAGTATCTATCAGAACCATGTCTGTCGAACTTGCCCTTGAATGATTTCTTGCCGGTCTCGGGGTCAACAACATCATCAAACTTAGCCCAATGAGTAGATGACCTGCCAGCAAGTACCTGATAGAAGTTTTTATTATTGTAAACTAGTTGCAAGAACCTATGCTGATGAGAGCCACCATTGAACCCATTACGAGATATATGTACATGAAGTCCGCAAGTTTCCGTACCCCATGCCATCATATTGTAATCTGATTTAAGTCCTCTGAGTATTCTCCATAGCATATTTTCATCGCTTGTGAGATACGCATGGGACATTGGATGTGTGACTATCTCGAAGCCACAATTCAATGAACCATCAGACTTGAGATAGGCGATACCCTCTGTCTCCAATGCACTTGCATATTCGGCAGCGTTAGTCCTGTCTGCATAGTCCTGACCTCGTGTCTCAGTTTCTATCTCTATGCCAAAGAACAAGCGTGTACGCTCATCCATTACGGCATGAAAGATAGGGTCAGGTCGATACGAATAATCATGTATCAACCTAGTATCATCCTCTTCATCATGAGCATAGGTACAACCATCATAAAAGTAAGCGTCGCATAATTCGCAATAACTACAACTGCGCTCAAAACAACGCTCACAGAAGGTCATACTTGTATCCTCTGCACCATAGTAATGACCTGTGAAGTAAGTATCACAGTCATCACACCAGTGAGCATAGGAACTAGTACAATTAGCACACCACATTAGTGAATTGTCTACATAGCACCAGTCATCATGTTCCTGACCGACACTCTCGCACTTTTCGCATATTCTAATACAATCGGTGCAGACAGTTTCACCTTCATCTGTGATGTACTTGCTATCCTCAGTTAATTCGAGGTCGCAAACAGTACATTTGTACTCTACTGCAACCTCGTCATCAGTTTCCATATCCTATCCTTTCTGCTGTATTATACGGCAACAGTATCTCTATTGCCGAGTAGTACTATTGTAAAGTAATTCCTTATCCCTGTCAACTTTACGCTGTACAGTATCAAGAATTATATTCACGATTTTATCTCGTAAATTATCAGCATGCTTGGCACGAGCCTCGAAACCATGCCTTGCATTGTTTATGGAGAATAACCGCAGAGATTCCCTTACAGTTTCTAGTTCATCCCTAGAAAGAGTAAGGATAATCTCATTGGCATAATCTACATTACTTTTGGACACTTAACTCACGCACTTTACGCATAAGTTTAGCATTCTTAATCGCAGTTGTAATAACTAGCGTGATACTAGTACTCAACGCGATAATAATTGCTATCGTGTCTGTTATCTCTATGTACATGCTATCTCCTTTGTTAGTGCTTGCCGTATTATACGGCATGCGTGCCCACCATGAGAATTGCACTCATGATTATGCCGTCTAGCGTGGGCTATCCAGTTGCTATTCGTAGTCCGAGTCCGTAGCAACATCCTCAAATAAATCATCAAGGTTGGTCATATCTACCTGAAAAATATCTTCAGTTGCTATAATCTCGGCAATTTCATGCTCGGTCATGAAATCAAAAGCAATATCATCGCCACTCACGAGATACTCTTTCCATAGCACGAGCAGTTTGCTCTTTAACCTTAGCCTTGCGTTGCGCTTCGGCTTCGATATTTTTTCTTATCTCAGCACTTTGTATCAAAGATAACAGAGTGCTGTTTACTGTTGCTTCCATGCTCTTACCTTTCAGTATTGTACCTGCCGTATTATACGGCAAGGTAAGCGGTACTATCTTTCCCGTTGGCATAATTATAGTGGAAATCGATACCCCTGTCAAGCGCAAATTAAATCTGCCGTATTATACGGCAAGGCTTTTCGTGCCACCTCGCACCTGTACCCATACGCCATCATTTTGGTTTGTGTTGAAAATTTTTGCAGATAGGCTCAGTTGTTGGTATCCATCAAGCCTTGCGCCGATACCCCCTTGTCCACATTAGTTTGTGTTGGTTTGTGTTGGAAATTTTTTGGCAAAAAAATAACCCCCACCGATTTCTCGGTGAGGGTTATCTCTTTCGGTTAAGCGTTTACCTTTTCGGCAACCTTTGAGTTTTTGCTAATTCCCATTAGCCTACTAATTACTGAGTCTAATTTCTTTGGCTCAGTAGTTTTTAAGGTTTTCAAGTCGTTAGCCTTAAGGTATTCGTCCAATGAGTCTACGATATCCTCGAGGGTAATATCTTTTGCAGACTTTTTGATTTCCGCTTTTGCTCTATCTGAGCCGTCGCGGTTTTGACTTTCTTTCTTGGTTAAAGTCTTTTCGTCTAACTCGTCGAAAGATTTAGCCTTTTCGATATGGGCTTTCGCGCCACTGGCTTTCTTATCTGCCATAACTCTGACGGCTAGGCTCAAAACTTTAGAGGCTTTGATATTAGCCATCTCATCATTAAAGCGGACGATTATTAAGCAAGCGGTTTGAAGTGCATCAACATGATTTGGCAACACGACGGGCTTAACATTAACCCCGTTTAATGCTTGCTTCATGCTTTCCTTAACTTCTCTTGTCGTCGTACCTTCTGCCATTTCATTGCCGACGGAGAGAATAAAGTTAATCGCGTCAGCGTTAGCATTTTCTCCGCTTTCAATAAGAAGTGCGTATTGGGTTGCGATATTGCTATTTATTTTTACTACTTCTTTCACTGCTTTTTCTTTTGCCATTTTTCTATCCTTTTCTTTAGTGGGTACTCGGTTTCCCCATTGGCTTCAGGATACCACAGGTCAAGGGCTGAAGCCACTTAGTTTCAAATTATTTTTTAAGCGTGTCGCCGTATTATACGGCAGACGGGGCAGGGGTAATCGGGGTTATGGCATGGCTCTAATTGGGGTTTAACGGGCAAAAATTCAGCTCAAAATCTGGCTATCTCTTATCCCTATACCTTGAAAAAAATATCGTCGCTCTAATAGGCGTTAATCAATTCTCCCCAATTCTCCCCCGTTAAATAATTATTTATTGTCCCGCTAATTCTCTTTATAGGTTAGTCAACTTCCCACTATTGGCTCATTTGTTTAATAATAAATAGATATCAATAAATTATTGGCAGATACTTAGCCATTTGACCCTAGAGTTATTAAATTTTGCGTCTTTATTAGATATATAGTCCCATAAAAAATTACTGTTATATTATATTGGGGGGTATATATACGCTCAGAATGAGCGTGATTATTACCTATCTGTTCGGTTTTACCTATTTGAACAGGTTATCTATAGTATATATAAAATATACGGAGTCGCTCCGTTTAAGACTCCGCTCCTCCTATAATAATATTATAATTATATATTATATTGGGGATATTCTGCCCGTTTATGGGTACCGTTAAATTACCGTTTTAGGGGGCAATTGTGGGTCGTAGGCCAGGGGTACAAAACATCCCTAAGGATGCAGCCCAACTACAGGTACTAGAACTTCTAGCCCAAGGCTCTACTGTGGTAGATGCTATGAAGGCTGTAGGCAGAAACGATGTTACCTTCCGTCAATGGTCAATGGCCAACCCGGACTTTAAGGATAAGGCTGACAAAGCACGCCTAGCAGGCAAAGGTGTCAAAGCAGACCTAGCCAATCTAAAGGATATCTCCTTTGAGGAGTTCTCAGAACAGTTTTTAGATACCAAGTTGTTTGACCATCACAAGTCATGGATTGACTTAGTAGAGGGTAAGCAACCAAGGTGGCAACACCCAGCAATGACCTATGAGCCAGCCGCTGAAAATCGTATCTTAATTAACGTACCACCAGAGCATGCTAAGTCAACTGTACTTACCATCAACTACGTTACCTACCGAATTGCTGTAGACCCCAACGTAAGAATTATTATCGTCTCAAAGACGCAAGGTATGGCACGTAAGTTCCTATCTGCGATAAAGACAAGATTAAGTCATCCTAACTGGACCAAGTTGCAAATGGCATTTGGACCTAATGGTGGTTACAAAGCAGATTCACCAACCTGGTCTGCTGATATGATTTATCTAGGTGCAGGCAGAGACTCAGGCGAAAAAGACCCTACTGTACAGGCACTGGGATTTGGTTCCCAGATTTATGGTGCTAGAGCCGACCTGATTATCCTAGACGATGTGGTGATGAATGCAAACGCCCATGAGTGGGAGAAGCAAATTGAATGGCTTCAAAAAGAAGTCATCACCCGTTTGGGACGGCACGGAAAACTGCTTATAGTAGGAACCCGTGTCGCCCCCATAGATTTATACAAAATGATTCGTGACGGCGAACAATGGACTGGTGGTAAATCTCCATTTACCTACTTTGCATGTCCAGCAGTTTTAGAGTTTGATGAAGACCCTAAGAAGTGGAAAACACTTTGGCCTTGGACGGATAGGGCAGAAGGCGACGTAGATGAACCTAACGAACAAGGGTTATATCCCAAGTGGGACGGACCCTCGTTATTTACTAGAAGGTCTGAAGTCGCTCCGTCTGTTTGGGCTATGGTCTACCAGCAAGAGGATGTCCAATCAGATTCCATTTTCTCGCCAACAGTTGTGGCAGGATGTGTTAACGGTATGCGAAAGCGCGGACCACTTAAGGAAGGCACACCTGGACATCCAAAGAACTCACAATCAACATACACAGTAATTGGATTTGACCCAGCAGTAACAGGACGTTCTGCTTTCGTAGCAGTATCTTACAATCGTTCTGATGGCAAGATTTATGTTTTAGATTGCGTCAACATGGTTGACCCTACCCCTCAAAAAGAAGATGCTCTAATTAGAGAATGGGTAGAAAAGTTTAACCCACAAGAATTCCGGGTGGAGATTAACGCCCACCAAAAATACTACGCTATGGATACGGACCTAAGAAACTATCTGGCATCTTATGGATGTCAACTTAACTCCCACTTCACAGGTAAGAATAAATGGGATGTTGGTTTCGGTGTGGCCTCTATGGCAAGTCTTTTTGGCTCAACCAGGGACGGAAGATTCCTAGATAACAACTTAATAGAATTACCTTCTAACGAAGGTTCTGAAGGTCTGAAGTCTTTAGTACAGCAACTTATTACATGGAAGCCTGATACTAAAAACCCAACTGACTGTGTGATGGCTTTATGGTTTGCTGTGATTCGTTGCAGAGAACTTATGCAGACATCAAGCAGAGTAGGACAGTATCAAACAAATAGATGGGCTACCAGGGCACAGAAAGCCCAAAGAAGTTCACTTAATTTAGATGAAGCCTTTGCAGAGCAATGGCAAGAAACTTACGGTTAGGATATAAATGGCATTAACAATCGAACAGGTGGCAGCACGAGTTCAATCTATGCGCTACCGCAACAGCGAAAGAGATGCTCGCAACCTAGATGTACTTGCTGTACGTAAAGGTAAAATCTCTGAAGTATATCCTGACTTTTTTCCAGAAGGTGTAGACGCCAATGTCGTGGCAAATTTTATTGATATCGTTGCCAGGGACCTTTCAGAGGTTATGGCTCCTCTTCCGGCGGTTAACTGCTCAGCCGCTAATCAGGTCAATGACCGTGCTCGTTCTTTTGCTGATAAGCGTACTCGTATTGCTAGTAATTATTTTCAACATTCTGACCTGGCTATACAGATGTACTCAGGTGCGGACTGGTACCTAACCTACGGTTTCGTTCCATTCATTATCGAGTTAGATGATGACGCCAAGTTACCTCGTATACGTATAGAAAATCCAATTGGTTCTTATCCAGAGTTTGACCGTTTTGGTCGTTGTATTGCATTTGCAAAACGATACACACTATCACTTGGTGAACTTGTAGCACAATTCCCAGAGTTTGAATATCAACTTCTTGGTGGTTACGGATATAAACAAGACCTAAACTCACAGGTTGAAATGATTCGTTACTATGATGACGAACAATCTTTAATTTTTATTCCTGCAAAAGATAACCTAGTATTATCACAAGCCAAGAATCCTCTTGGTAAGATGATGGTAATTGTTGCACGTAAACCATCTATTGATAATGAGTTACGTGGACAATTTGATGATGTACTTGGAATTCAATTACTCCGCAACCGTTTCGCCTTATTGGCAATGGAAGCAGCGGAGAAATCAGTACAGGCACCAATTGTACTTCCACAA